TTCCACTGACTCAGCCTACACCAGGATTGCTCCTGCTGCAATCTCAGCTGCCTTGGGTGCATACTTCTCCACAAAGCCTACGGCTTGTGGGATGTGTGACTCAATAGCCTTGAAGAGACTGCCCCATCGCGAATGGGAGGCATTACCCGCTGGTGCTGCGACTTTTTCAAGTGCGTCCTTACCTTCTGACAACAGCCCCTTGACAATGTCGAGGCCGTGGTGCCCGGACGTAAGTCCAGATGCAATCGACTTCAACCCTGCCAAGGTTGTATGGTTCGTCATAGGGTGAGGGTTCTCCACTAAAACATCAGCCGCATGCTGATATGCGTCTGCCTCATCGTTACCAATTCCTCTCATCATCGACGAAATGGCTTGGTGGCGGTCATACGCCTCTCTGATACCCGGCGCCCCAAACCCGCCATGCAAGAGCGAGTCAGGTATAGGGGTAGCCATGTACCACATGATGCGTATTTCAACGTTCACTGACGCCTGTCCAGTTGCAACAACATCAATCACAGGACAGTTGAACCCTGTTTGGCCCAACCAACTGAGAGTGTTCTGCACACCCCCTTGGTGTTGTGTGTTGCAAAACTCCTGGGCACCATTGCTGCATACGTTAGGGAGCAACGTAGCAAAAGCATAGGTGGCCGACTTAGTCATAGGTGCTGTCCCCCCTCCGAGATACGTCCCACAATCATACGTACTAGGCATATCACTGTTGATCGCTAGCATCGTAGAATCATAGGAGCAGTCGAAGTCTTGTAGGGTAGTACCTGACGGGTCCACCTGATTGGCACTAGAAACTCGATTGTCTAGGCCAGGATAGTAGACCTGAATTCGCGGTGGCACATCATAACCACCAGGAGCACACTTAACTGACGCAATGCCGTTGAGAGGCATGAAAGGCCAGGACGTATTACCGTAAGTAGTATTAAGGGGCAAGCCCAGCCACGGGTGCTGTGCTGGCTTGAGGAGATTGCCCGATGTGGATGAACCGTAGTTCGTAGCCAAGTTGCCAAGATAAAAGCACCCAAGAGCAAAATCTGAAGCTGCTGTCATGATGGTTCCGGCCGCCGTGTCCTTCATGGGGCGTACGATCAAGCGCAAACCTGTGTTCGCGCCTATAACAACCGACTTAACACACTCACACTTCACAATCCGATGGTGCCGTGGCCGCGATAAGTAATCCGTGACAGCTATCGCCCCAAGGGACGGTTTCTGCAACTTGGATACAAAATCCACGGCACTCACATGAGCCGAACTGGAAATGACCTGGTCTATGGCTGACGCTGGAACATCAGTCATCTTCCCGTTTTCAAACGGGGTACGCGTGCCGCGTTTTGCCTCGCGCGCACGCCGTAAGGGAGGCTCGGCTCTCTCACGTTGGGGTGGTTTACCAATGGCCGAAGAACGCCCAGTTTCCGACCTCTGGACGAGCCGCCGCTCGACTTCTTGCTCAAGGGCCCTGCCCTTGATCTTGGGGTGAGTTCGCTTCACCCTCCAGCGCAATTTTTGCACAATCTCATCAAGCATGGAAGCAAGCTGTATCTAATGTTAAACAGTAAACACAGCTAAGTTTCTTTTTGGTCCAACAACCCCTACAGCATGGGCCACACCCACCCCCCCATGCCGGCTCGCTAAGTGCGGGAGCGCTCACCCGTACGTATTACTACGTTGCTGCACTAAATTTGTACAGTAGAGTCATTTACTCAGACTGTACGTGGAGGGCTACGGCAAGAGGAGCGCACAACAACTGGTGCAACCGTCGATTGCCGTAGAACGCGTCATCAACCCGCATGAGGATCTGCTTTAGCTTTGCATATTCGGCGTTGTGCTCGAACTGCATAGCCCAGATGTCGTACAGGCAGTTGCTCAGGACTGAATGGATTTTGTCAGCGGTGTCATCGCTGTGCTCTTCCCAATCTTCAGCCTCAAGCGTGTTGAAAAAGGATAGCAGTCGCCCCAGGTTCGCATGGAATGGCAACCACAAGCCCTCAACGAGTTTTGGCCTCCTACACAGATACACTGCTAGCTCTCCTGCACACGCTTGCCCCTCAAGTTTTACTTCAAGGCCAAACTGCTGAACATGTGCAGCTAAAACAGCGTACGACGCATCAACGTCACCAGGTGCTCCCAGAGTCATGACACAGTCGTCACCTGTGCACACGTACCGATGTATGTGTGCTTCAGCTGGCACTGAGCCAATCAGGCAGTACTGCAACATACAGTTATGCAATGTAGTTGCTGGGTGCCCGCTCCGGTTTCCTCTCTGTGACTTGACCACGTCAACAGTGTGTCCATCCCAACAATAGATGTCCCCGTAGGAAGCACGCTGCAAGAAATTGCCAAGCTTTGAATCTTGGCCAAATAGCGCCGCGTACAACCAATTCGTGAACCCTTTAGGATGGTTGCGGTCGAACTCCGTGTAGTCGATACCGTATGAAGGCCGATTCTCAGCCCCTAGGTCACCGCACAGCTTGGACCACGCCCACGCACTGTTCTGGTCGAACACCACGTTGATCTCAGGTAGTGCCTCAAGGGCAGCTATCATAGGCTTAAGGTAGAGTGCGTACAATAGCGACAAGTACATCTCGGCAGCTTGGATCGTCCGATACCGCCCAGATACAATCTTGGACTCTTTGTACGCATCTTCCTTACAAAACGCAGTGTATGGAGGTACCTCCACCATTGCAGGAAGATGGTCAGCAGCGGCTCGTGCCAAGAACCAATAGAAGTGCTGCAGACAAGGATCAAACCGTTGTATCGCCTTGGCCTTAGTGTCCACTTTTAGACACCAAGGATACCCTGGCGACTTGTCAAGGTTACAAGCCTGCTTGTTCTGTTGAAACCGTGCAAAAACGGCTTCCGGCCCTGCCGACAGGTCACCTAACAAACTCGAAACACACTGTAGTACTACAGGCTGGACAATCCCAGCTGCGTAGACCAGCTTGTCCCAAATGAGTTGGTACAACCCTGGCGGTAGATCCGCACACGGCTCGGCAAAAGCCCGTGCCAGAAACACCTCGCTCCGGCCAACCTTCACGACTAGCCGGTTCGAAGGCACTGTGAGTGCATCCTCTGTCTGATCAGCCCGTGATTCTGTCGGAGGCGTGTTACCGTCCACATAGACCAACTGACCTTCCCAACACCATCGAATGACAGGGTTTGGAATGTTAGTCGTCTCGACTTCCCCCACGTGCTTTGTGACACTCAAGAGGTGCGCTCGCGTGACACTGTTCTGTATACAATAGTTCAGCTGCTGGGCCGAGTCGTATCCCTCATGAAATGCGAATACAACAAAGCCTTTTGGCGTCTTGCGTAATATGGGGGCGCCGGACGTTCCACGTCCGTCACCTCCTTTGAAACTGGTTGAGTAGTCTGCCAAATACCCTCCTGTCATACCCACAGGCGTCATCTTCTCCATGGTAGAGACAAACAACATGCCTGAAAAGTTGACATACTGGGCATAGTATGCTGCATCAGCTACCACACCAGGATCATACAAAACAAATGTCACTCCTTTCTGCTCTTCCTGCGCCAACTGTATCCACACAGCTGCAGACTGGTCAGTAAGCTTCTTCCCCTCTTCGTCAGAGAACCTATCACTTGTGAACACAGTACCGCGTATTGTGACACTGCATCCCAGCGTAGGTAGCGCATGACGCGCTAGACGGTAAAAGCACTTCCCCTTGAACATCACTGCTGCTGCGTTGCTGTCCATTTCCTGTGTCTGTGTTGTAGCCTTGCACAGATACACACACTGAGGTGGTTGCGGAACCGGTATGAGCCTGGAAGCTCCCTCAGTATGAACACTACTCTTTTTAGAACGTGAGCTTGTCGGTCGGCCTGAGTCTGGACGTGTAGGAGTTATTGGCTCTGCACGTGGCTCAGCTTGTACACTGCTTTCTGCAGGTACATGCTTGGCAGCTGCCACAGTCTCTCGCAGTTGTTGGTACGCCTTAACTTTAAGGGCCTCAACCTCTGTGTCTTCTTGTGCGCTGCTCTGCCTAGCTACGTTCTTATGGTGTCGGTAAACCTCTTCGATTACTACCG